TCGCCATTGAATCTTTGTACGGCAGTTGTAGCCTCAAAGGTTGTAACTGGTGACTTACCAACAAAAGGCATTATGTAATCTCCATGTAAGATAAGGCAACGTCTGTTGCACCTGTTGCAGATACTGATATGCTATCTGTTGCTTCTAAAACAACTTTGTTACCAGCCAAAAGCTCTAATGATGATCCTGCTGGGATGGGAGCATTGGTAACAAGTTCAACTGTTTGGTTTACTTCATCATTAGCATTTGTTCTGTTAGCTGTATCAG